GAGTATTGTGGTCTAATTTGTCGTTAAAGTTTTCAAGTTTCTGTTGAAAGTTCTCAATAATTTGTTGTTGAACGGCAACACTTTTACTAATTTCTGCCATGCCATCAACGGCCGAGTCCACTTTCTCAAAAAATTTTTCAATCTGTTTAACGTCTTGTTTAATTAAGGCGATGTCAACTTTGACATCTGAGAATTCTTTATCCTGTGTAGACAAATTCCTGCTCCTGATACGGTTATTATATCACAGTTTGCATAACATGTCAACAGATATTTATAAAATAGACTTGTGGAAAGAACAATTATTTGAAACAAATAGGAAACTATTTCTTCTGAACTTCTGCAGCAACTCCAGGCTCATCATCAATCGTCACGTCTCTATAGTAAACAATTACCTCGCCGAGTTCTCTGATGTACCTGCGTAGTTCTTGAAAGTTGGCAGTCATCAATTCATAGTCTTTTACAGTCGAAGCTACAAAAACTATGTCGCCACTATTCAGAGCTTTCATATCATCAAAGAATCTATCCAAATATGTATAGCCTACTGGCCATTCTGGATTTTCCCTTTCAGACAATTCACAGGTTTTTGGTCTTTTTAATTGTTCGACACCTTCGTCATTGAACTTTGGTGGTTCAAATGAAAGTGAGCGTTTACAAGGGTTTGTAATAACTGCTTCGGATACAACATAAAAAGTTGGTTGTTGTAAAGAAATTTCCCTAGGAAGTGCTGGTTGGATTATATCAATCTTTACTGGTTTTGAAATAATCTCAACTGGTTTGGAGCCGAATATAGAGCAACCACTAATCGTTAGTATCGTCGCCAAGACTAGAAATGTTCTTGCTATCATTTTCGATCTCCTCAAATACGGCCTTCGTTCCATTATTTAAACGATTTTCAACTAGACCTGGTTTCATTAAAGCTAATTTGTCGAGGTTGTGTTTACGAAAGATATCTAAATATCTGTCTTTTTCTGCTTCGATTTCTGCATTAGCACGTTGTAAATTATTTAGAGCCTGGCCTTGTTTTTCATATGATTCTTTCATAGTATTAAACGCGGCCTTTTGCTCTTCGATTGCATATTCAAGTTTTACTTGATTTGCTTTTAATGTATTATTATCACTATAAAGCCAATAGCAGGCTCCACCTAATATGATAATAATTGTACCAAAAACTTGATACACTATTCTTCCTCAGTTTCTTCTACTGATTCTTCAACAACTTCGTCTTCAGCCGAAGCTTCAACTTCTGTTTCTACTTCTACTTCAGTTTCGACTTCTGGTTCGACATCAGTTGTCATTTCCTGATACTTTGCATTTAAAGCATTACGCACACGACCTTTCATTTCGTCGTCAAACGCTGCTTGAACTTTTAATGGATTGTTATCAATCGCATGTTGTATAATATCTTTTACTGGCATTTTATTTCTCCAATTTCATTAATGTAAAATTATTTATTCCTCTTCAATACGGTAATTTAATCCCGCATTAGAGCGTATTTGAATTTTCTTTTTGTCTTCTGAGACAAAATGTAATTCTTTCCAAGTTTTCTTTGTGATGTTTTTGACACCATTCCAAACTTTATCGTCACCATTTCCAAATTGTGTGTCATACGACACAGTGATTGTGTATGATTTTACGAATAAACTTTTGAGCCAAGCCCACATGGACTTAGACTTCTTCGAGGCGAGACATTAACCTTTCGGCGCGGTTTGTGACCTGTCTGTACCATCTTGAATCTCTGCCTTCAACAGCAGCAGTTTTCCAATTGTGTTCACCTAAAGCAGCATTAAATTTTTTAAAGCCACTTAAACGTGTACGACCCATATTGAACATCATGTTAACCAAGATTTGCTGGACCTCACCTGGGAAGTCTCCAAAGTCCCCTTCGCCGTATAGAGCGTGACACTCTCCGATGGCAATTTCAAGATCTCTGTCGAAACAGTCCCGGACTCTTTCCTCACTAATCTCTGTACCAACTGGTTCTCCAAATTCCGGGTCACTGTCGAGGACAAGATGACCGACTCCAAAAGTGGGATACCCGAGGTGGTCGTTATAGATGGCATAGACAACTCCTTCGTCGATTTTAAGTTGTTCAAATACGGCTTCTCTATCTTCACTTTTCATTTTAACTCTCCGCTACATCATGTAGTAGTTGTTTTAAATTCTTTTTCTTATATTTCTTTTGAGCCTTTGGAGACACTCCTGGCTCACCTTGTGGTCCTACTCCTAAACCTGCAATTGCTCCACCTCCAACATTTACAGTTGGAATTTCTTCAATTACAGCTTCGTTTCGGCTTTGCCAATCATGACTTACCTCGTCATTATTAATTGGTCCACCTTTTGCCCATGTATTACATGTTCTAGCACTATGACATTTGAAATGATGCATCCAGCAATAACCTAATTCGCCTTCATCATCTGATGTTTCACCTGGCATACAATCTTTCATACGAGGTGAAATGTCAAATGCCACACAATTTTCGCATAAACTTTTCTTTGCTGCTTCTACAGTTGTGTCCCAATGGTCAGCAATCTTTTCCCAATAAGGACCAGGCATATCTACGTTTAAAGGACCATAATTGTGCTTTTTAATAGTAGCATCACGGTTCTTTGTATTTAAATCTACATCACCAGCAGCAGTAGGACAAGCATCTTCATATAGAATATCTCTATTTTCAGCAATAAAGTTTCTTAATGAATCCTCTATTATATCACCTACTTCTGACTCTGTCAACATATTATTTTCAAATTTTTCGCTTTCCTTGATTAACCACAAGGCAGCTGCATAAGAAGCAATACGTGTTTGACCACCAGGAAGTTTTCCTAGTAATTTTTTGAGATTTAAGATAAGTTGGTCGAAGATACCAAAGGCTTTTTTCTGTTTATTACGAGTAAACTTTTTACGAGAGATAAGGATATTTCCTTTCTCATCAATAATGCCTTCTTTATATGCTGGCCATTTAGTAAAAGGCGTAACTAGCCTCTTAATAAAATTAAATACCAGAAATAAGTCTACAACCATATTAGATTTCCTGTAAACACTTTATAATTTGTTCATCTGAAACAATGCTTTTACTATTAATAATCACATTGTCATATACCAACAATTGTGGCATGAAATTCAGATAAACTACAAAAGGCTTCAAATACTCATGATATTCGTGAAGCCTCATAAAAAGCATTTCCGTAGCTTTAGCACCAAATACATTAAATAGTACTATCAAATGATTTAGAATCAACCTCTCCTTGAGTTCATTATCTTGTCGATATCGACTAAATAACTTTCGAAGATATTGAAACCTCTTCATATCTTCTTCGAACTCTGACATATCCGTACATTGTGGATTGTCATAGTGCTTCATAGCATAAAGTAAAAAGGTTGATTCCGTCAATTTCATAAAACAAAAATGTAAAAAGTGTTAACTATTAACTATCAGCTACAATTGCGTCTTCGTCGGCTGTATCGCCTGTCACACCAGCATCACCAGCATCAGATGCAGAAACTTTCATTACTACAATATTTTCAGCTTTATGACGGGTATTACCATTTTGGTCTGTATATGTGTGATACAAGTTCCAACCAGGTGTATGAAGACCTTTAGCTCTGTTAGACTCTACACCAGCCTCTGTCAAGTCAACGAATACTGCGTTGTCTTTGTCATTGGACTTATTAGTGTTATTTGCGTCGTCCTCAAGCCACTTAGGTATATCACCAGCGGTGTCTGTTTTTCCCCATAGTGCCATTGTTATTCTCCTGTTTAAATTAACGTTAAGTTATAACAAAAATTATTTCTGTTCGGCTTTAAAGACTTGGTCAACTAATTTAGCTTTAACTAACCTTTTGTCTAATTCAATGCCGAGTTCACGACCACGCTCTTCTAATTGAGCTTTAGTTAACTTATTTAAAGAAGCTTTTGTGACCTTCTTAACAACAGGTCCTTTAGCAACTTCTTTCTTAGTCACTGGTGTGGTGCGAACAGATTTCTTTGGTTCTGGTTTATTCAAACCAAAAAAGTCTTTTAACCATTCAATTATCGCTTTCATAATATCTCCTATAATATAGATTATTTAAATTTATTTATCCGTGTTATTTGGATTTTTTCCAGCCACGCTCTTGGTAAGCCTTAAGTTCATCGTTAGATACGTGTCTTATCTGACCACCTGGGCTGACAATTTTATTTGTACCGGATTGGTCTCTACCATATCCTTTAATTTTTTGTATGTCACTAACTGATTTCTTTGACAAAGAAAAGTCTTTAGGATTATTTCTAACTGGACTCTTAAATTGATAACCAGTTCTTGCCATATCTCTTTTATCTGCCGAACCGATACCTCTACTACGCTTATTACGAACCTTTTGATGCTTAGCAAGAGCATCTTTAGAACGCTTAGTTGGTTCAGGGTCCCAAGACCTTCTATTATTTGGATTAGCAGCTGATTTATCAATTGCATCACCGGCTTTCTTATATTGTTTATAAGCCTTGCTTCTGTATCTCTTTAAAAGTTCAGGTGATAATTCGTTAAGTTCTTCATCTTCCAAAAGTTCATCAAACTCTTCGTCTGTCATTTCTGCAATGATGTCTAAAAGTTCTGCGTCAAATTCTTCATTTTTTGCTGAATAATTGTCATCAACATAATTAAAGAATTCTTTTTTCTTTTCATCCGAAAGCTCATCAGGTGAGTCTACACCAAATTTTTCTAAAGCCTTTTTGAAAAATTCTTGGTATTCACTATCCTCTTCATTATAGCTTCCGTGTAATTTCTTTTTTGAGCTACATGACCCCTCTTGAATATATTCTTCAACCTTGTCGTTAATCTTTGATGTCCAATCAATTGATTCGCCGAAGTATGGACCACCTACATCATTTTGTATTTGGCTTAGTGAATCGTTTTTATCAGCACCAAGGAATCTACTAGCATACTTCTTAAGTGCCTCTTCAGTACCCGACATTGCAATATGAGCATTACCTTCGCCACCTCCAAGAACTTTAATTTTAATTCCTAATTTTTCAGCAGTTTTATTATTTTTTACCTTACCAGTAAAATAGGAAATTTTTAAAACCGCCTCAGAAAGTTCAGCTTTTTCAGTTTCCTGAACCTCTTGTATTTCCACCTCTTCGGAAAGCTCTTCCTTTTTGGTGAAATAGTCTACATTGCTTGACATATCCGTCTCCTAATTAAATTTAATTATGTGTTTATTTATATAATTTTAGTGACTTTAACCACCAAGTCATTGATACCTTTCAATAGCCTGTGGTATTCGCCTTTTCTTATTGTAAATCCAATTCCTGGCTTTAACAAGTAAGGTAATGAATTTTCCGGTTGAAATTGCCAACCATCACCTTCAATTACTTCTATAATTCTATCTTCTTTGTCTCGATGCCAAACGAATTCTTCATCAATAGCATCAACACTAAATGTTCTTATATTACCTTCGTCTACGTAAGGTTTACCAAAAGTAATTTCCGCCACCTGTTAATCCCAATTCCTTGGCATATCTTGGAAGGCGACAAGCCCAATAACCTGGACTTAATTTATCTGTTTTTGTATCGCAATTATGTCTTGCGGCAAAACTTGCTGCAGCCCCTTTATCATTAATTTTAGAGGTCAGCCCACCTTTCTCATCACCAAATTGTATCTTTTTAATATTGCCTGTTTTTGGATTTCTCACATAGACAACATATTTTTTGTCTCCACTTGACCTTTTTGGTTTATTCAACTCTGGTTCCTTTTCTGATACTATTAATCCCCCAGTAGTATCAAATTCTACCAATGGTTGCTCGAGAGGTACAACGACTCCCTCGTATAAACCAAATGATTCATTGAATCGCTTCATCGTTTTACAATTTTAAGAATCTTTTTAAGACTTGCAGGGTCCTTAGAGATTAATAACTGATATTTCTCTTTGTCCTGTACTTTTTGGAGTGAATCAAAACCTCGTAATAAAGCATCAGCTTCATCACTCTTCAGTTTTAATTTTTTCTTATTTAAGAATTCCATTGTACCACCCTTGTAATCAAGAATTTTTCTTAATTGTACAATAGGATTCTTTTTAGCAAGTTTCATATCAGCTGTAGTTGCTCTTACATCTACATCTTTAACTTGTTTAAAATCTCTATCTCGTTTGATGGCTCTCATAGCATCAGCCTTTGCAGAAGCTTCTTTGATACCCAATTTTTCTCTATATTTGCCCATTTGTAAACCCATAACAAAATCATCGAACTCATCAGGGTCATCTGTTTTAATAGAATCTACATCTCTATAACCATAGAAATCTGACATTGCACTTGATGGTAAATCCTTTCCATCATCTTGGAAGGCAATAATTTCTTTAGCCCATTTCTTTTTAATGTCATCTAAAGACATATCATTTTCGTTGATATTTTCCTTCTTTAAATATTCTTTAGCTTTTTCTCTATCAAGGAATTTATATTTACGATATTTACCATCATCGATGTCTCTTACAGTATATGTTTCATTATCTATATTAGAGATTTTACCTCGTCTTTTGCTACCAGAAGCATCGTAATAATCCATCTCTATACCATTTTTCTTGATATTATTTGCAGAAGATGGAGTTTCAGTTCCCATGCCTTTGGTTGCAAGTGTTCTATAATTCTCTTCTAATGTAGCTTCAATATGAGCAAAGTCATCTTTGAGACCACCCATCATGCTACCATATTGTCTTTGCTTTAATCTTTGATATCTGTTTCTTTCAGCGTCACCAGATTGCTTTCTTCGGTCCTCTCTTTCTTTTTTAGCTTTTGCCATTTGGAGAGGGCTATATCTATTTGGTGATTCCTTTTGTAATTCTTTGGCGATTCTTTTTACATTTGCAAATGCGTCTGTTCTGGAAATATTGCCTCTTTTTTCAACAGCTGATTTTGTATCTGCTCTATAGCCTTTTTCTTGGTATTTTTTCACTTTGTCTCTTTCAACGTAGCGAATATCACCATCTTTATTCACCATTCGTAGGCCACGGTCACTAACAACTGATTCGTTAGCTTGTCTTAATGCGTCCTTAACTCTTGGGTGTGATACCAAACCTTTTTTCAGTTTTGCAATTTTTGAATAAGCGGCAGAATAATTACCACCTTTATATCTTGGGTCATTGGCAATACCTACTGCCATTTTAATATCTTTACTTGTGATTTTAGAATCTCTGTCATCATCTTTAAATTGAACATAACCTGAACCACCACAATGTTTGCAATCATCATCTTTACCATCGCAATGATAACAATCGCCACCCTCTAAAATTACTCCTTCATCTAAAATCTTCATCCATTTGGTAATATCTGTAAATTTACCAGTGACAGCAACATAGAATAATTTACCATCGGAATCTTTACCTACACCACTATCAACATCTAGATTAAATCTAGAAGCCATTTTTTCAGCCTTGGTAGCACTCTTTAAAGTATCAAAGATAAATCTTTGAGTCATTTCATTGAGTTCAGTTTCTTCAGTTTGAGGTTTACCTAATCTTTTCTGTCTATCTCTATGTGTTTCACTACCAGATTGTCTTTGCATTCTAGCAAGACGTTCCTTTCTTCTTTCCTCTGGGCTATTTGCAACTTCGTGTTTAATGTCATCACGATTTGCATTTTTCATCATATCAGCAATGCGCATTAATGTTTCTCTATCTCTTTTAGATAGAGATTTAATTTTTTCGTCGTGTGCAATCTTCTTTAATGAAGCACCGTAAGCAGCATCGGATTCGACCAATCCTGTTAATAAATTTCTAAATTTTTTCATTTATCGTCTCCGATTCTATTTTTATACCTTATCTGGTAAACCTTTATGTTTTGTTTTGGCATAATCTTCCAAATCCTTTTTGGAAATATTCTTTGCCATGTCTCTCACTTGTTGTGAGACTTCGGATTCAGGTGTATCACCATCTTTTACCGATAGTGCCAAACCAAAAAGTCTTTGTTGAGCCTTTGATTTAGCCTTTTCTCCCAAATAATCCGAAAATGTTAACATTATTTTATAAACATTCGCGTTGCTTTTTCAGCATCACCAAATTTACTCATGAAATCCGGATTTGCCTCAAAGAAATCAGACATTGCAATAAAAATTTCTGCTCTTATTACTGCGATTTGACCCAATTTATCTTCTGGGTCACGAACCTCTAATCCACCAAATTTTTTATCTGGAATTGTTTTTGCTGTTTTATTAGACCATTCTGAACTATCTGTCCATTCAGAATCTTCTGCATCACTAGATGTATAATATAAAGACTGTATTAATCCCATTAGTGTTGGGCTGTAAAAGCCTTTTGATGTTGATACATCTCTTTTTTTAAATCCTGAGCCAGGTGGTATCATAAAATTTTTATGACCTGCTTTTTTAGCAAACTTAACTAATTCGTCCAATAACTTTTCTAAACTCTTTACCTTAGTAAAGTTCCCCTTGGTCAAAGAAAATGCTTCGTTTATATTTTTAAATTCTTTAAATGTTTTCATTGTTTCTTATAATCCCTATCGTAGTATTTTGCCTTTTGGCCTTTAGGTCTTTGATAACTACCTCGGCCATACATTCTATCCATAGCTCTATTACTACCTTTAACTCTATTTTTTACTTTACGTGCATCGTCAGCAGAAATTCCTAGTGTAGAAGCGCCTGGTAATTTTGACTGAGCCTTTTGATTTTTCTTATGATATCTAGTAGCCAATGACTTAGATATCTCATCAACATATTGTTTAAAAGACCTCATTGTTTCTTCTTTTTTACTACCAATTTCATCTTTTAAATCTTCTATTTTATTTTCTAGTGATTGTACTTTGTCATACCAGTATTCGTGTTCTTCATCAGCTTCTTCATACGCGTCATCATCGCCTTCTTCTTCGGCATCATACATTTTCATCTGAGCCTCTTCTGCTTTCTTGAGAAGTTCCTCCATCTGTTTTTCCATTCTTGCCAATTTAATCTTTTGCAAATCATCATCAGAAACGTCCATGCCAGCTGTAGATTTATAAGGATTTTTAGCAAAATAATCTATCTTATCATCGGACGACATTTTACGTACGCGCTCATCATCAGCTCTGACTTTATCCGCATGTTTTTTCTCATCTTCAGTTGGTTTTCTTGTCCATTTTGTATTACCAGGTTTTTTCTCATAACCAGCCTTTTCCATTTCTGGAGCAACATAACGGTCCTTTTCGTCCTGACCCATTTTATCCCAGACTTTACCATCTTCTTTTGCCTTTTTCTTGGCATCCTGCATTGCATAGTAAGAGTCAAGTTGACCATCGCCAACAGGTTTAGGACCTCCAATTACTTCATCAAGTTTTTGAGTTAGTAAATCTTTAATAAATTCTTTGTTATCCATTGGTTATCCTTTCTTGCCTTGTTTGCCGTCCCAACTTACGACTTGGTATAGTTTCCATTTATTTTTCTGTGCAAATCTAGCGTCTATAATTGCTTTATCCTTTGCACTACCACTTTGTGTCCAAATATCAGCCAATCTATCTTTTGCTTTTTTAATGTCATCTTCCTGACCATTTAATTTCCAGACATCATCTCCTGCTCTTGTAGCAAGAATAAACTTTTGGTAAATGTGATTACCCTGTTCGTTAAACTGTTTAAAACTTTTCATTATGAATCTACTTCTATCTCGCCGTCCCAGCGCCCTTGTTCGATTTCCCATTGGTAATTATATGCTTCATTTTCTGCATCTGCAAGACCATCTAATATTTTACTTGGGCCGTAGAAACCACCATTGTTTTGAAACCCTTGAAGCTCTTTATCAAGTTTTTGAATTCCACTGATAAAAGATTTAATTTTTCTAAGTTCAAGCTTTCTATCAAATTGTTTATTGTAATATTTTGATTTTTTAGCAATATGTGGTTTTAATCTTTCGGTTAATTCTATTTCTTCTTTTAAACTTTCAGGTAGGGCAATTTTCTTAGCACGTTTTCTCATTTTATCGAGTATTTTACGAGCCATTTTTGCCATTGCACCTTTTAATACTTTTTCTTCGAGCTCTTCGTATCCTTCAACTTCCGTTTCTTCTTTATAGTCTTTACGAATGTGTTGAATTGCTCTCCACAGTTCGTCACGAGTCATTGTATCACCAGCACCAACATTAGAATATGCAGTCATACCGAATAATTTACTCATTTCATCAAAAATTTCTTCGTTCCCCATTGAACTTTTTGCTAATTGTTTTAATTTACGATTTGCTTCAGCATTGAGCTTTGCATTTTCTCTTTCGTTATCACCAATAAAAGCAAAGTAATAATCGCCGTCATAAACTGGGTATGATAGAGATAACCAAGACTTTTTCAGAGCACTGTTATTATGGTAATGGCCGAAATCATCTTCATTATCCATAATCCATTGTTGTTCTTTTTTATCAACACCAACTGCTTTAGCAAAATCTTCTAAACTTTGTTTCTTTGACATTGATGCTTCAGCAAGTCCATTACTATTATAAGCTGCAACTTGTCTTAATGCCTCGTTAATACTACCTTTTACTGCTCTCATTTTATTTCCCTTTTGGTTCGAATTTGGTTGTTAGTATATATTTTCTCATAGGATTAACCATCACATTCATTTTATTCATGAATTTTCGGTTCAGCAATACATCACTGGTCCTATTACTTCTATCGTCTAACAAAAACTCGTAATCTTTATATGTCTTTCCATTAAATTCAAAATCCAACAATACAGCATGTCGGTCTTCATGGTAATCTTGCAAACCACCTTTTTCGACAGAGATGGTTCTAGTAATTTTATTAGTCATCTTCTTGCCATGATGTTCCCAAGTCACACTATTGCCTTTTACAGTAATATTTGTTGCATGTATACTTGGAGCAATTGAACCATTACCTGTGTCAAATTTAGCTTTTACCAATCCAAATGGTTTAATACCAACCATTTCTATGTATCCGACTAACATTGGAACAGGCCAATGGAATGTTTTACTTTTAAAATGTTCTACAATCTTATTTATTATTGGACGTGTTTTATCACCCTTTTCTTTACTGCCGGCCATTGCTGTTTCAATACCCTTTGTACCAGGGCTGTGATTGACTTCCAATATAAAAGGAGGTTCTTTTTTTCTGTCTTTGGCTGGAATAAAATCTACAGCTGACCATCTACAATCTACCGCCTTTGCAGCCAATAGACATTGTTCTATTTCTAAATCTGTGAGTTTAACCTCTGTACCTTCAGCACCTTGTGTAATATTAGAACGAAAATCACCTTTTGGTTTGCCTCTTGTCATTGCACCAATAACTTTACCATCAAGAACATGTACACGATAATCTTCTTTCATTTCAATATATTCTTGAATTAATAATGCGGATGTAGGTTCTTGTTTTGTAATTAATTGCACAAAGGATTTAAGAGCTGATTGGTCGTCAATTTTAACAACACCAACACCTTCTGAACCTTCGATTGTTTTCATAATTACAGGGAATGGTTTGCCCAATGCTTCTACTGCTTGTTCAATACCTTCATCTTCTTCGTTTGGTATTAATACTGTTTTTGGTTGTGTTAAACCTTTTTCTTGTAGGCGTAAATAAGTTAAGTATTTGTCATTACATAACTCTAATACAGCTCGAGTATTACACATTGTACATCCAGCACGTTCAAATTGTGAAACCTTATCTAGCCAGGCTTTATTGTGGCGGACATTACCACGTACTATACAAAGTGTATTTGGACCAACCTTAAATGGTTTATCATCTTTTCTATTAATACATGTATATGTGCCGAGTTTTTCGTCCCAGAGTATTTGGCCTCTCTCCACTTCAAAGTTAAAAAAAGGAATATTTTGGGATTTACATTCCTTCTTTAGATATGTAGCTGTTCTGAAGTGCTGATATTTGCCGCCATCAGGAGTCGATGACATGACGATAATGCGGTAATCCTTTGCAGGATTTCCAATATCTTCCTTTAAATATGTAGAGAATCCTTTATACATGTATTGTTCACCTTAATAAGGTCTTATCCTCTGGCCTTGTCGACCGCGCGATTATATTTGTCTTTATATTTTGCTCTTACGTCTGCTTTTTTCTGTTTGGCAGCCTCGAGCTCTTTTTCAGCTTTTGCAATTCTTGCATTTGCATCATCGACAGCTCTTTCCATGTCTTTGCGCCAATCTTCATCTAATTCAGATTCTTCTTTAACTTGTGTATAACCTTTAATGGACATCCAGTTTTCCACTGCATCCATTAATTCTGTAGGTTCAACACCTGCTTCGTTTGCATTTTTAACAAATGCCATTAATTCTTCTGAATGCTCTTTTGTCATTCTTTCATTATATGGGTAGCCTTTCAAAGGATTATCAAAATCTTTAGGGTCTAATAATTTAATTGCTTGAGCATTAAGTTTCTTCTTTGAATACGCAAGTTTCTTGACCTTTTCTTTAAATGCCTTTGTTCGACCATCTAATTTAAATGGTTCCATTTTTTCTTCTCCTACTTTTTGTCCTGGTGTGTCTTTCTGAAGTCTATTACGCGCTTTATCTGTTCCCCAGTCTCCCGCACCACTCATTTTTATTTAACCTTTGCTGCTAGATCTTTGTCGGCTTTACCCCATGTTCCTTTTGATTTCGTTGCGAAACTATTAACACGGGCAAATCCCCACTGTGTAGGAGTAGTACCTGGTCTGTGGCCAGTTCTCCATGCAGCGACACCTCTATCAAACACTTTCTTTAAGATATTGAAAGGCATACCTGATTTCTTTGCCTTATCTCGTAGTGTTTTATCTGTATCGCCTTCATTCATGAATATAAATTCGACTTCATTTGCTAGCTGTTCTAATTCTTCCTTAACACAATTTGGTACCATATTACCTTTGCGGCCTTTTTTCATACCAACTTGTTTATAGCCATCCCAACAAGGATCGCCGTCTCCTTCGATTTGCGCCTTAATCTCTTCTCTTTGTTTTACTTTTTCGTCCATTGCCTTTGCAGCGGAATACATTTTAAAGCGATAATCAAAGTTTACTGTATTATCAGATCTTAATAATTGGTGAGGTCGTTTTAAAAATGCACCGTTTGACTCACCAAACATTGCCTTAAATCTTTTTGTATGTGTTGATGGTTTTGTTTTTGCTGTCGCGTCACCAGGTGCTGGTTTATATGCAGCTGGGTCATCATCGTCCATTTTTGTTTGTTTTGCAAATTGTGCATGACGTTTTGCAGATGTGGATTTAGATAATTTACCATCCTTCGAATCATCTTTATAATAATTACTTTTTGCTCTTTTATCAGCAACTGTCATCTTTTCATCTAATAATCGTTTACGGAATGAAGATGCGGTATAGAGTTCTTGATTTACAGATTCATTCGCGAATTGTAATGCTTTTTGAACTTCTGGATGTTTGGATAAATTGCGTTTAATTTTATCAATTTCTTTAATAGCGTAATTATAATTACCACTTAAATCAAGAGCAAGTTCAATACCTAATTTAACTTCTTTTTTC